TTTATAGCTAAGACATTTCTATACGGTCCTGTGCAAGACGCAGACTCAGAAATTATCAAGAAGGCTATTGTTGATTATAATACAAAAGATAGAACCATGCCCACAAGGGAGGTTAGATATCAGGTTACACCAGACCCATTAACTGCTGACCCTGATGACAACTTTGGTTTTAACGAAATATTCAGTGAGTTTACAGATGCCAAGTCGAGAAACCCAACCACAGGAGTCGACGAGTAAGTTTGATGGTATCGAGAATGCCCTCGATGTTAAGTCAGATATCGTCCCTGTAGAAAAACCAGAAGTAGTAACACCAGTTGATACTGCATCTACAAAAGAGCAATTAAAGAAAGACTATGAGTATACTCGTGGTCATCTATACTCATTGGTTGAAAAGGGTCAAGAAGCGGTAGACGGTATACTTGAGTTGGCACAAGAGTCAGACCAACCTCGTGCGTTTGAGGTTGCAGGACAGTTAATTAAACATGTCGGAGACGTTGCTGACAAACTTGTAGACCTACAAAAGAAGGTCAACGAGATTGAAAACCCTAAGAAAGACAAGCAAGTCAATACTACAAACAATACAATGTTTGTTGGTAGCACTGCTGACCTTGCTAAATTCTTAAAACAACAACGCGATAAATAGTCTAGTAAGGAGAATCCAAATACAATGTCAGTATTAAACGTCATTGACACACAAACAATTACAGGGTCTGGCTCAGGTTATATCACTGTAAAATCTGGCGTGATTCGTGCATATGCAGCAAGTGCTTCAACTATTCAGATTGATGCAGGACCTGCTATAACTCTTGCTGCAGGAGAAGCAATTCTCTTGTCTGTAGGTAAATCGAAGAATGCTCAAATTAAAGCAGCAACTGATGCTGCCACTATGGTTGTTACTGTATTAGGTGGTGGTACTCCTGCTCATAGATTCGTAGTCGGAGATTACATCTCGACTGCTGCAGACGGTGATACTGCATTCACATCTGATTTTATAACAGCAGCGAGTGGTGGTAAGAAGATTACTGCTATCACAGATACAACAATCACTACAGATTATGACGCATCAGGAGCTAGCGGAAATTATTCACTTGCCTCAGCAAAACTTGAAGCAGGTACAGTCCCAGTCATACAAAAAGCAGTCAAACTTACTGCAGGTTCTGCCAACG